GGACCTTTTAACAACAGGGAGGTTACAACACGGACATGTTGTTGAGTAAGTTGTCCGTGAGGAGACGTTCGCGCGCTACATATCGACAGTCTAAGTCGTAATCAGTGGCAAGGACTTTGGCGAGTGCAGAGTTTACGATCACATCGCCATAAGAGGCGTTAGCGAAGTCATACAACTCCTCCACTTGATGTGAAGTTAGTTGATACCTCCGCAATAAATCCTCGTCTGTGATGTGAATCGTTTGCAATTGTGTTTCGCCAATTAGCCACTTATGGTTTTTCTGAATCTGTCCAATGGCATTTTTGATAACAGTGTCGTCTTTAGTTGTTATCTGGCGTCTCATAGCGTCAATTAGTGGTGAGTGGATGTTTGGATATATCCCGTTGACGAGCAGTGCCTGGAAAGTCTGGCACCGCACGTCTATTGGTATCTTTGTTCGTCCTGGAGGTGTACCTTTGCATGATCCAGAGGCTCTGAGTATTACTCCGAGATTGATCACACTCTTGTACTCCCCACCACACATGACTGGAGACTTCTTCAAAAATTGGAGGGATTCAAAAATATGGCAAGCCGTGACTTCTAATGCAAATCCCGCAATGTAACCGGCACGCACTATGTCTTCTTCGGTTTTAATGTCTTCACGGGAAATTGAATGTATTATGCTCAAAAAGGCTTGCTTATTTATGGCACTTGTATATGCGTGACCTGAGTATTCAAAAAAGAACTCGAGCACCAACTTATAGATGACTTTGGTGCGCGGGTCAGATGGGTCACGAACGACAAAAGGTGAGTGCAGTTGTTTAAGTATTTCATATGTATCTCGAACATTGTGCGGTGGTCCTGTGGCTAACACGTACATAAAAATTGGCAACATCATACTGGCGTCACAACTTTTAATGTCCAGGTTGAACCACTTGACCTCCTTATTAATTCTAATAGCTAAACATGCGTCGTCACTAAACACTACCAAAAAACCCCGACCTGGGGGATTGAATAATTTCTTGAATGCGTAGTTGAGCATGTTGTCATCACTCTTTATACATACCATTACTTCTATGTCGTTAAAATTTATGTCTCCGTCCATGGAGACGGCATGCAAATGTTTCTTCATATACTCGGCACTCTTGAAGCCTTGAAGGCTGACAGGTACGGTCAGGTCACCTATAGCACGAGCGTACTTTCCGTGCTTAGCTAACTCGTCCTTTTTGATTTTATACCAAACAGGTTTGGCATTGTACGCCCAAGATTCCTGGTACATACGGTTATCAAATGTCATGTCCTCATAAGCTTGGATTCTGAGCAATCTCTTGTCATGCGGATCTGCATGATGTGTGCGAGCTTCTTCCCAATTATCTGTGTAGCTATCCCAGATGTCCGGTCTGAGCGCCGCTAGGCGCGCTATCGTTGGAAAGTGGACTTTGAAGAAATTATATTGGTTTGCGCGCATTTGCATGGATGTTCCTATATCTAGTGGAAGTGGGTGATTGAGAGCGCGCCTGACTGCGAATTTGAGATTGACTCCATCATTCCGATAGATGACTGCATTGTTAGCAACGTACGGTCCAAATACGGTGCGAAATGTGCTGTCAACTACGGGTCTGGTGAAATTGATCTCTCCTTCTTGGTTGAGGTGTTGGTGACCCCTAACCACAGTGAAACGGCCTGAGGGTGCGTATGGTTTTTTCACGAAGTCTGAATCCCTGGCACAATGAGTGCCGATCCGGTGTGGGTCAATCTTACTTATGCCGTACGGATAGGAGAGCTCCAGAAAATTTGCGGCTTGGTCCCGGCCATGTAGGTGGATAAC